AGGACGTGGACACTGGCGAGACATCCTTGGCGGTGCCTGGGGCGCTGGATTTGCTGCCCATGGCTGGGGTGCAAGGCGGCCCGGCGCAGACGCTGGGTGCTGGGCGTGGTCGCATTTTAGCTGCTACTGGTGAGGCCCGCTCAGGCAAACCTTCAGGCGGTGGATTGCGTGAGGCAATCCCCGTTCCTGAAGTGGAGTTTGCTGCGCCGGATCGCAGCCCCGGCACTGTCATCCGCCACAATCCAGCGCGGGGTGACAGCGCACGATTTGCTGAGTTCCAAGCGCGCTTGGATACTGAGCAGAACCTTTTGGATGATATCATTTCAACAGCTCGCGAAGGCGAGGATGTCGGGCGTAAATGGTACAATACTGAAGCCACCCGGCAGCGTTTTATTGATACTCTTGGCGAAAAAGAGGGTAATGACGCTTACATTGAGTTTATGTACAGGATTGGCGCGGCTAGCCCTGGCAATGCTGTTTATCCCAATATCCGTCAAGCATCTTATTACTTCACTGAGCCCGCTGAGTCGCGTGTCGCGCGCCAAGCAGAGTTTGAGGCAACCGGGAAATACCCACGGCCGCCGGAACCTTACGGCAGCCTAACGCAGCAATACCAAGCGGTTCTGAATGATCTTGTTGATCGCGGCGAGTTCATTGGGAATGTTGAACCAACGCGGGCGCCAAAACCGCGTGGGTTTGCTAATAGCCTGCTTGGTAACCCTGAAAACATCGCAGCCGACAAGCACTTCATGCGCTTCATTGGCATGGCGTCTGGTGATCCTCGCTTCTTACACGGCAGCGCCGTGATCAGCCAAGAACTTGCATCTGAAATTGCTGAACGCTTCCCAGAGATTGCGCGCGATAACATCACTCGGCGCAAGGTAAAGGATGCAACCGGCAAGGAAGTGATGCAGACTAACTTCAATGCGGCGCGTGCTGTGCGGCAAGCCGGCGGTGCGGAAGGCGATCTGTTCCAATACATTCGCAACCGACCCACAGTTTGGGACGAGGTGCCGCGTGACAACGAGTATGGCGCCTATGAGCGGCTTGCGCTTGATATCGCCAATCGCATGGGCATGACGCCGGCGCAGTTGCAGGCAAGCTTGTGGATGGGCGCAGCAAAGCGCACGGGCGTGCGTGAAACCAGCCTTGATACGTTTGACAACATCTTCAACCGGGTTGTCGCGGATCGCGCTGCTGAGCGCGGTTTGACGCCGGAGGAAGTGTTCAGCCGCTTTGCTAATAGAGCGCAACCGCTTGTTGTCCCTGGGCTTTTGGGTGCCGGCGCTGCCGCTGGTCTTGAGGGTGAATGATATGGCCGCCAAGTCCCTCCGTGATCTGAACCAGAAGTATCGAGGCAAGCCCAAGAAGTATGCCGAGGGCGGCCGCGCCCGCCGCCCGGCTGCTGCGCCTGTGCCTCGGCCTTCTGACGAGGATTACCTCAGCATCTTGGCTGATCGTGCTGTTGGGGCTGGTGAGCCTGTTGCTGAGTTGCGTTCTTCTGAGGGTCGCGGGTTTGCGCCAACGCCATTTCAGGGCGAAGGGTTCCAGCGCATGAGCGCGATGCTGCGTGGTGAGGTTGAGCCTACGCCTGGAGAGCAAATTGGCTTGAATATTGTGCGCGGGTTTACTGAAGGGCCTGCAAGCATACGCGCCTATCATGGCAGCCCGCATCGTTTTGAACGGTTTGATATCAGCAAGATTGGCACAGGCGAAGGCGCGCAGGCTTATGGTCATGGGCTGTATTTTGCTGAATCAGAACCTGTTGCTCGTTATTACCGAGATACGCTTACGCGCCAACATGGCCGCGACAATGTTTGGCGTGACGCTTCGGGCCGTGAGTTTGATATTGTTAGAATGTCTGATGCCGCTGAAAAAGGCGAACCGCTTGGTATTGCTGCATCTATGTTGCGGCAAAGTAAATCAGTTCAAGAAGCTATAGATGATGTAGTCCGTTATGGGCCTGATGCTTTTTCTGGCGGGCAACGTGATTATGATTCTGCCTTGAAGGGGTTACGTTCTTTACAGGAATCGGGATTAACCTTGGTTCCTGGTGGTCATATGTATGAAGTGGCACTTCATGCAAAACCGCGTGATTTTCTTGATTGGGAGTTGCCTTTAAGTAAACAGGCGCCAGAAGTGCGTGAATCATTAACACGTTTTGGATTGCGCGCTGATCCAGATGCTGCAAGAGCATATGATGATGCGTTGCTTAAAGCATTATACTCAGAAAGTCCTGTATCGCTTCCTAAACAACCTCGTGACCCAATGGGCCAGGAAATTTATCAACATTCATTACGCATGAGCCCGGAAGAAGCAACCCGCGCTCTTAGAGAGGCTGGAATACCTGGGACACGCTATCTTGATGCGGGCAGCCGCGGAGTTGGGGGTTCTTACAATTATGCGGTCTTCGACCCTGAGATTATCGACATCACGCGCCGCTATGCCGAGGGCGGCCTTGCTGAGTTGGATCAGAAGTATGCTGACGGCGGCATGGTGCGTGAGCCTGCAACTGCGTATGACCCGGATGAGATTGACCGGATTGTGCAGGAGTTTGCCGAGGGCGGCGAGGTAGAGGCGCCGGCCAAAACTTACATTGGCGGCCAGGAGCATAAGCTGGCTTACATTACGGATCGGGAGGCTGCGTTGCTGAAGGCGCGCGGTGGTTCCGGCCGCATGACCAAGCACGGCATCCGGGCGTATAATGATGCCAACAGCGACAACGCCAACTCCAACTCTGAAGCCGCTGCTCAAGATGCTGCTGGCGGCAATCAGGGTCAGGGCGCTGGCCCCACGGGTGCTGGCGCTGGCGGTGGCCCTCCGGGTAATGATCCTGGCCCTACCGGGGAAGGGCAATCAGAGGTGAACACGCCCGGCATGGCGCCCGGCATTAGCACGGCGCCAACGGCTGTTGGCCCGATTGGGCCGGAAGACGAAGCCAATGCTGCGGCCGCTAAGGGCGCAATGGCGAATGCGCCTATGGGGTTTGAAGGCTACGGCATCATGGATGCCATTGATGCCTACAATTCAGGGCGCATGGGGCTGGCTCAAGCTATTGGATACGGGATAGCAAGTGTTGCTGCGCCTCCGGGCTTCAGTGTTGGCTTCAATGTTGACCCTCAAACTCAAACGCAGACGCCTGCAATGAGCGTTAGTGTGCCGGGTGTTATCGGAGGCCTAATGGGCCTTGCTACTGGTGTGCCCGGCGCTGGTATGATTGGTGGTTTTATCGGCAACGAAATCGGCAAAGAATTGGGCCTGGATCCCACGGTAATGAGTTATGAGCCTGGGGTCTTCAATGCGCCGGAGCCCACGCCGGCATATGGTGCGGCAGGCTACGGCATGGATTACGGGCAAGGCTATGCCCATGGCGGGCTGGCCAAGCTGCGTCAGAAATATGCTGAGGGTGGCGAAGTTGAAGATGATGGCGGCGTAGAGCGGTATGACCCTCGTGAGATTGATGCGTTGGCCAGCGAGTTCATGGCGGAAAGCAACCCAGCTGATTTAATGCAGCGCGCAAGGATGATGATGCGCGGCGTGAATGTTGGCATGCCGTCAAACGTTGGCGCGCTTAATTTGTCTGACAATGAAAACGTTTCAACCTACACTGGCCTAAGAGAAATGCCGATTGAGGATGATCGGTTTGCACGGGCTCTCCGCACGCTCAATACGGGCATCAATGCAACGCTAGACCAAGAGCGCGGCATTCGTTTGGGCGCCGGCTTACAAGCTCTACAGGACGCCGGTGACCGTGGCATGAGTGGCTACGGCGCCAACCTGTCTGCTGGTTATGGCCCTGTTTCGCTGCATGGTGGTTATCAATCTCAACTGCAGGCGTATCCTGGCGCCAAGCCGCAAGAATTTTACACCTATGGTGGCAACCTCAACATTCCGTTAGATGATGAGGGCGCGAAAGCATTGCTGGGGGCGCAGGTAATGTCTGGGCGCCGCGGTAGCGCAGGCGCAGGCAACGCCGGCACGCTGATCACGGGTGGTCTTGAGAGGCCATTCCGTGGAGGCACCTTGGGTGTAGATGTTTCCGTGGATCCAACGCTGCGTAACAAGGAAATACTATTTGGCTACCGGAGGGCCTTTTGATGTCTGAAACTCTCAATGATGACGACGATGATCGCGGCGAAACTGTAGAGTTTCTGGACGACAAAAACAGCGAAGTGAGGGACACTGAAGATGGTGGCGCAATCATTCGGCTTGAGAATGAAGAAGAAAATCAAAGCAACCTGGAACACTTTGCGAACATTGTGGAAGAGGTTGATCCGGCGCTTCTCAAAGAAGCGGTAAACGATCTTCTTGAAAAGATAGACCGAGACAAGGAAGCCCGCGAAAAGCGCGACAAGCTTTACGAGGAGGGCCTCCGCCGCACTGGCCTGGGCGATGACGCTCCTGGCGGCGCTCAGTTTACGGGCGCCAATAAGGTCGTTCACCCGATGCTGGTGGAAGCGTGCGTGGATTTCTCCGCGCGCTTCATGAAGGAAATTTTCCCGCCCAATGGCCCGGTAAAGAGTAAAATTTACGGCCAAAAAGACAAAGAGAAGGTGGATAAGGCCGAGCGCAAGGCCACCTTCATGAATTGGCAGACCACCGAGCAGATGCCGGAGTTCCGCTCCGAGTTGGAGCAGCTCAGCACGCAGCTGCCGCTGGGCGGTGGCCAGTACATGAAGTTCATGTGGAACAATCAGCACCGGCGCCCCCAGGCCGAGTTTGTGCCGATTGATGACGTTTACCTGCCGTTTGCCGCCACCAACTTCTATTCAGCCGAGCGCAAGACGCACGTTCAGTACATCACCAAGATGGAATATGAGCGGCGCGTTAAGGCGGGTATGTATATTGATGTGGATCTTGGCTATCCGGATGATCCGGAGTTCTCCAAGGCCAGCATTGCCAATGACAAGATTGAGGGCCGCAAGTCCACCAGCTACAACGAGGACGGGCTGCGGACGATCTTTGAGATTTACACGTTTCTGGATTTTGATGAGGGCGTCAGCCCCTACATCCTGAGCGTGGACAAATCCACCGGCAAGGCGCTGGCGCTGTATCGCAACTGGGAGCAGGACGACCCCAACCACAAGGAGTTGGATTGGATCGTCGAGTTCCCGTTTGTGCCCTGGCGCGGTGCTTATCCGATTGGCCTGACGCACATGATTGGCGGCCTTTCTGGGGCTGCTACGGGCGCGCTGCGGGCTTTGCTGGACAGCGCCCACATCCAGAACATCCCCACCCTGCTGAAGCTCAAGGGCGGCCCTGGCGGCCAAACCATCAACCTCCAGCCGACTGAAGTGGTGGAGATGGAGGGCGGCGCGCTGATTGATGACGTGCGTAAGCTCGCCATGCCCATGCCGTTCAATCCGCCGAGCCCCACGCTGTTCCAGTTGCTGGGCTTCCTGGTGGACGCCGGCAAGGGCGTTGTGCAGACCAGCTTTGAGAAGCTGAGCGACCAGAACCCCAATCAGCCTGTCGGCACGACAATGGCGCTGATTGAGCAGGGGATGGTGGTGTTCTCCAGCATCCATTCGCGC